CCTTTTCATAAACTCCATATGCTTATTGCTATGGTGTTCAGAATGTTTTTCTAATAGATTTTTTTGGCGAGTGGTAAGTTTCACTTCTTTTTACGTTTTTTCTTTTTGGCATTAAGTTTTTTAAGATCCGCAGCCGTAATCTTATCCCGTGGAGGAGCAACAGCAGCTAATTTGCGTTGCTTGGCTGAGTAAGAACCTTTAGGCATTATGCAGCGTTGGTAATAGCACCAGAAGAAATAAAGCTAACACTTACAGTCTCAAGATCGCCTGTTGTGGCAGATAAACTTGTTCCTGTAACAATTCCAGAAAAACTTACTTTTTTACTACCAGAAGTGTCTAAAAATAATTCAAACTGTGCATCGCCAGCATCTTCTGTTGTTAAAACATCAGCTAATAAGTTTGCAGTTTCATTACCACTAGCTGCTGTATATAGAAAATCAACAGTTCCAGAAGCAGAAATTAGTCCACCAACAAAACTTCTTGATGTCGCACCATGAGCAGTGACATCTAAAGTATCTTTTGTTGTATCTAAAGTCCAACCTGTAGTTGAAACTACTGCTTCTGTAGTACCAGAAGAGTTCTTAAATTTAACAGAACCTTCTTCGCCACGAAAAAATGCCATGATCCTTGAGAAAAAAGAGTATTTATAAATAGTTTAACTTGTAGTTGACTTTTTTACAGTACCTTCTGTCAGTTTTTTTTGATATTGTTCACATCTAGGATCCCACAGGGCAGGATTTCGCTTTCCTTTTACTTTTTCGATGATGTCAAGCATCTCATTAGTGATTTCAATCATTTTTTACTCCGTTTGGTGGTTTTTTTACGTCTATGTTGATATGTTATCTTCTTACTGCTAGTTTTTTCACGTTTAAATCGTGTTTTTTCACTAGCTGTCATTTCTCCTACTGTCTTAGGTGTCTTACTTGAGACACGATTTTTGGGTCGACAGGCAGGATAGCCTCGTTTTTCGCCTTTTGAGCGACCACAAGGCTTACCTGTTTTGACATCAACCCAATTTTCTTTGAACCAACGGGTTAAACCACCGCTACTTCTTGACACGTTTCTTCTCCACTCGGTAAGTACCGCCACGTTTCTTATACTCTCGTACAAGCCACGCATTAGCATAAGCACTTGGATATACCTTGAACTTACGCTTGGCTTCGGCTTTTACTCTAGCGTAAAGAGCTTTATTTACAGGAACATTCACTACGTTTTTTACCTCCCTTCTTTTTCTTCTTCTTTTTCTTAGTTGTAGAGTGGTACATAGTAAGAATTAGGTATCTTAATATATTCTAAACGAAGTTTGCCCTAGTGTCTCTGGTTTTGCAAGATTAAATTGTTGCAGACAAAGATAACCAAATGCGTCAAAAGCATGGTCAACTCCTAAATTTTTATTAGGAAGTCCTGTATTTGGAGCGTAAGTCAGAGTTCTAAGTGATTTTATTAACTCTTTACATCTTGGGTGGATAAAAGTTCGCCTTTCTCCATTTGCATCAAGTAATGCAGTATTAACAGAAGTGATCTTATCTCGAATCTTCCAGGGAGATTTTGGACTCATTACTGTAAAACCATTTCTTCTTAAGATCGTATGATCTGTAACCCCTACCCCACTTGTCTTTCTTGCACTACCAGTAGGGTCAGGACAAGCAATAACTCTTCGATCTACCCCGTATCTTCTAATAACTTCCTCTGCAAAATCCCAAGTAGTAGCTCCACCCGTCAACATGATCTCATCAAACACATAAAGACAATCATTATGTTTTACCGCACAAATTCCTGCCATAGGGTCAACATTAAAATCCAATCCGATTAACAAGGGCATCATGTGTAAATCAGCTACTTCCTTATCAATATTCTCATCATTAAAACTAACAGCTACTAAACCAGTAAGATTTTCAAAACTAGCTTCAAATTCTTGTCTGAATGTTCTCTCATCTAATTGACCTCTAGCTGCTTCAACTTCTTCTGGAGCGACATTACCCCCTTCTATTGTAGTAAAACTCCATCTATGCCAATCATCTCTTTCCGTTTCTCCGCAAAAACACCACATATCATAAAACCAGCTTGCAGTTCCGTCAGGCGTAGAAATAAATAACGCCCACCCCTGTTTATCCGCTAAAGCTGGTCTAATGACTTCTGCCCATACATCTTTATCCATAAATGCTGCTTCGTCTAAAACTACACCTGAAAGACTTCTTCCCCTTAATGCCATCGCATTTTCTGTCCCTTTTAATTCAATACTTGACCCATTTATTAAATCTAACCTCAAATCTGTTTCGTTTTTGGCTTTTACCCAGATTTTTGGAACTAATTTTTTTAATTCTTTCCATGCAATATCTTTTGCCATGCGATATGTCGGTGCACAGTAGAAATATGTCTCCCCTGGTCGGTTTATCGCTCCACGAAGTAGTTCTATACAAGCTAAATATGATTTACCGAATCGTCTTCCTGCTACTAATACTCTAAATCTTTTCTCTGAATTAAATACCTGCCCTTGTGCGTATCTTAAGGTTATTGATTCGGCATTTGTTCCCATATTTGTATCTTCTAATTTATGAGATAGATCACAAAGAGATTTAATAGCACCAACTTGAGCATAATTGCTGGGTTTTAACTCCATACATTAAAAAATAACAGATTTTTCAACTATTACCCCCTATTTATAGCCTAATTTACTATTTCTAGGTTATCATTCAATTAATACCTTATCTGATTGAGTCCGTGGCTGAATCGTTTATGTCTGGTTTTATTCCAGAAGAACAAAAACAACAACAAGAAAAAAGAAAAAGACGTTCTAAGTTTGCTTGCAATACAAAAGAACATATTCAAGCTAGAAGTCAAAGATTATATTCCCGTCAACTAGAAGGGAAAACAACAAGACAACTAGTTCTTGAACATGCAAAGATTGAAGGCATTGCAGAAACTTCCGCCTGGAGCGATTGGAGTCGAGTAAAGCAATGGAATAACGAAGATTGGGAGAAAGATAGAGAAAATATGCTTCCAAGACTTCAAGCGATGAGAGTTAGACTATTCAATAAAGCAGTTTCAAAAGGTCAATTACAAACAGCAGCACAAATATTAGATTCATTAGGCAAAGTTATTGGAGAATCAGTAGAGACAGTAAATATCCAGGCACCTCAATTATCTATAAAAGTAGAACAGCAGTAGTATAAACGTATTAGTAACGAAGATATCGGATATATATTTATGGTACCCGACATTGGCTAGCAGAAAAATTTTTTGCAACCTGACCCCCTAGCTCAGAAGTCCTCTGTAAGGCATCCAGAAGGCTCTGTAGCAGCAGTTTGATAGCATTGTGATGCTTTATACCTTAAGAATTTTCGCTTCTCTCAGCCGATTCTGGAGGGACTGTGCCAGTATAATTTGTGTCACAAGTGCTATTGTAATGCTAGCAAAAATGATGTTAATATTTATACATAGATAGCAATTCAGTTATCTATCTATCTCAGGCAGGGGAGATAAAAACCCCGTCAACGTGGTAGCACTTGCGTCAAGTACGCTCCAGAGGTTGGATTACTTCTGGAACTGAGTCAACACCTGAGACAGTTCACACCTTTTCCTTTTACTTCTAGGCTGTAGCACTCACGAAAATAACGGGAACATCAGGAGCTTAGATCTTCGGACTAGCTTTCCTTTTCCCTCCACAGATTACTTCACGAACTAGCACAGCCTACAAGTAAAAGGTATTACCCTTTTACTTCTTATTCAATTCATTTATTTATTCAAGATGAACTATTCGATTACCAGATTTACTGGCATTGATTACAGTAACAAAACTGCAAGATGGGATCTTGTAAAAGAGACACATACGCAGGAATCAGCTCTCGCACATTGCAAGAGCTTGAATCTTAATCAGCCTTACTATCACAGAGTCGAAGTCAGCTCTAAGAAATGTCCAGAGCTTCCACGCTTTACAATTCTTAAGCCAAATATGAGAAGCAATTACGAACCAGTTGTAATTCCTGCAAGTTTTACAGTTCGCAAGAAGTACAACTTCTTCCAGAAGTTCATCAGGAGGTTCTTCTGATGTCAGAATTTGAGTATTTCTTTTATCAGGATCAGGCGGAATTTAACCGCCTTTATTCTTCTTCTTTAGTTTACGATTTCGACTCAATGGAGGTTGACCAAAATGAAAATTAAAAGACTAGGAGCCAGTAAAACTTTACTGGTTCTTCCTTCAGGTTCTGAAGCGTTCTTCAGTTATGATACGCCAGTTGCATTTCAAATGCACTCAGGCGAAATTTTCAAAACTGAAGAATACTATAGTCGAACAACTTCTAAGCACATAACCCAATACTTAAACGGGCGAGAAGCAGAAGCCGTTCCACAATCCATGATTAACCAACTTGTAGGAGCTTAAAAAAATGAGTCATTTAATTAAGCACTACATCGAAAATAAGGAGCTAATCCCAATGCTCCTTGAGTTCGGTTGGATTGTTCAAAAAGATGCGTGGACTGACTGCCCTTTGGAAACTCAAGAGCTTTTCAAAAAGTGGCATGAATCAGCATATGGGGAATAATTTCCCCATTTTTTCTAAAATTTTTCATTTATCCTAAAAAAATTATGACTGTTATGAATGGCCGAATGAATGGCAAAAAAGATTATGTAAAGCCTGAAGAAGTCATTGTGAATGATTTAATTAAGGCTCTTGAATCAGGGGTCAATCCATGGCGTAAAGAATGGGATTGCAAGGGTGGATTTAGAAATGTCCTTACTGGCAAGGCTTATCGAGGTTCTAACCCTGCATTATTGTGCATCAGGTCAGCATTAAGCAACTGGCATTTCCCGTTGTTTATTGGTGGAGGTCAAGCACGCTCCATAAATTGCACTATTAAGAAAGGTTCTAAAAGTGCGAGAGTCTTACAACCAATTCAGAGATCATTTGAATTGAAAGAAAAGGACGAGAATGGCCAATCTCAATATGGCCAATTTATGAGTTATAAGGCGGTTCCTGTATTTAATGTTCAGGATATAAAAGGCTTAGATAATGAAGCTCAAATTAAACTAGAAAAATTAATTGAGACTTCAGTATCTAATGCAAAGCCTAGGCCACTTGACGAAAAGTTAAAAGAAGCTCACGATAGACTTTTTCAATGGGAAAATCAGGTCAAAACTATAAAAGGTGGAGATCGAGCTTATTACAGACCAACAAGTGATGAAATTGTAATTCCTCGGAGATACAATTTTAAAAATGACGAATCCTACCTTATGACCTACGGACATGAGGCAATTCACTCGACACTTCATAAGTCGAGATTAAATAGGCAACTTTCTTATAATGCCGAGGAATTGGTGGCTGAACTAGGTTCATGCCTCTTAGCTCATAGGCTAGAGATTAGCAACATTGACATTCAGAATCATGCAGCCTATTTGGAAGCGTGGTGTCCAATGCTGAAAAGCGACCCAAAAATCCTTTTCAAATCACTAGCCAATGCTAGTAAAGCTGCGGATATGGTAATAGGGGAGCAATAGCTCCTCTTTTTCTTTTTTATTTTTTCAATTATTTTTTTTATTATGATTCAATCATTGCATTTTAAGAGAGCATTTTGGTTAGGTTATGAAAAACAATTTGTTTCATGTCCTATTTTAGAAGACGGAACTATTGAGGACTGGAATTACGAACCAGTATCCGAAACTCATAGGTGGTATCCTCACTATAATTTATTGCCTTATGACATGAAGTGTCTTTTTGATATACATCAAAAACTTGTAGAGCAATATACAGGGGAGCTATATCAAATTAAAATCAAGGAGACAGTATCATGAAAGAATACAAAGCAACCGATCCTGAAATGATTCAGGCTCAAAAAGACTTGGCTAAGATGTCTAATTTATCTGATCGTGTAATTACTAACGATAAGGATTTATTTGATGAATTAGCTACGATCCAAAGAAAATTATGTCAAATCTCTGAACTAAAAGCTCATTTTCTTCGGAGATATGAAGACATACTTGATGAACAGCATCAAATAGAAACAAGACTCGCAATATTTCAGAATGAGATGTTGCATAGTTTTGAATTATGCTTCAGGTATTACAAAACTAAAAAAAGAGGATTTAAGTAAATGACTCAACATCACAACTACATTGATACTGAATTTGCTAAAAGTGTAAAACTTGGCAAAGGTAGATTTATCAGCAAGATAAAAAGAAAACGACCCAAGAAACATACAGTTAATTGGGTCAATAAAGATAAACCAGAGGGATTTTAATTAATCCCTTTTTCTAATTTTAATTTACATCTAGTCAGAATTAAAGTTTCGTATAATTTTTTATCTGACTTTAAGGCTTTAGTTAATAGGTTATCCCACTCTTCAGAGGATAATTTATTGAGATGGTATGGATCATAACCCATTTGCTCGATTGAAAGTATGTAAGACTTAATTAGACTCATAATGATACTGTTACTACATCATTAAATATAGCACAATGGATTGACAATTACACAAATATAATGTTATTGTTAGAAAGAGTTCACTTATCCTAAATTTATGAACCGAATTACAAATAAAGATGTTGACTTTCAACTTGAAAGACTCAACAAGCTTACAGACAACCCGACTTCAACTTGGGAAAATGGTAAATGTGCCATAGGAAACATTCATACTGTTGGTCAGTATGGATATACAACTATCATGCAAACTGTAAATGATGGTGGAGGTTGCCATTCTTTAGCTTCAGGACT